CAAAGTTTAGCTATGGTATTTACAGTGACTTTGATATAGAAGAAAACGTTTGGAAAGATTGTAAATTTACAATGCTACAAGAAGGTGTGAGCTTTGGTCTTGCATCAAGTTTGGCTGTTAGTGGACAGTTGACAGGACCAATGAAGAATGTTATTGAAGGCAGTAACTTTGATAACATCTACGGTTCGGCACTGATGGTAACAAACGGCAAATATAACGCATCAAGATTCAATCACTACAATAATGTAGCTAATGAGTTAGGTGTTGCAAGCAACGCAGTTGCACCTATTATAAAATTTGTAAGTCCTGGCGGTACTGAAAACGTTAGCACAGACGACTTCTTCCAAAGAAGTTCAGAGTTGGGGCATGACGGTACGTATCTAATCAACACACCGTATATTATAGAAGTAGACGGACCAACAATCAACAAAATGATATTCACACATACAATCAATGTTGGTTATCTTGGTACAGAAGCAAGACTGTTCAAACTACCTATGGGTACTACAACAGGAAAGAACGCAAGTGGATACGAAGTAGACTACATTTACAGAAGTGATCAAGTAAATGCTGTTCGTTCGGGTAAACTTACTATCGTAACTGATCCAGTTAACGACACAATAGCCTATACTGACGAGTATGATTTTACAGGCGACTTTGCTAACGCAGAGAATCTCAATTTTATAATCAATAATTATGACGATGACAGTGATTTATCACTTGACACAGTCGGGGTGAATATGTTAAACTCTACTGTAAGTGATGATGCAAAATTCACGTACACTGTTAAAACAAAGTCGTAAGTATTGAATGTTTGATAAAAACTATGAACACAGGTTATCGCTCTGGCGTGATTTTAGAACGTCTCTGGAGCACACGAGCGATCCTATACAAGCAACTATAGATTTCTATAGTAAGGCTCCTATGTGTAAAATACAAACGGATCCTTATACTCCAAGTACTTGGCCTGATCCTTGGGAACTTTTAGAGGAAAATATTTATTGCCCCTTCGTAAAGATACTTGCAATATGTTACACCTTACAGTTAACTGACGTTTTATCAGGTGCAGATTTTGAGATACATATTACATACGACAGAGAAATGAGCCAAACTTTTTACCTGTTGTATGTCAACAATCAAGTAATTGGATACCAACATGACAAAGCGATCACAACAGATGAACTACCTAAAACTTTACAGTCAGTTCATCGCTATCCAATGCAACCACAACAATAACTAATATATAAAGAAGAGGAAGAGGAAATAATGTCAAACGAAATTAATATTGTAAAAAGGAACGGTGAACGCACCAGTCTAAACATTGATAAAATACACAAGGTTGTTATGCATGCCTGTGAAGGGCTTGCAGGGGTAAGCAGTAGTCAAATTGAAATGAATGCAAACTTGCAGTTCTATGATGGTATGACTACAGCAGAAATACAAGAAGTGTTGGTACGCAGTGCAAATGATCTTATAAGTTTAGACGCACCTAATTATCAATATGCGGCGGCAAGATTGTTAGGCTATGGTGTTAACAAACAAGTGTTTGGCAAATACGAAAATATTCCTTTTATCGATATGATTAAGAAGAACATTGAACGCGGTGTTTATGACGAAAGTTTCCTCGAGCTTTATACTGAAGAAGAAATTGCTTCATTAGATAGTTACATCAAACATAAGCGTGATGAGAACTTTACCTACGCAGGTCTGCGTCAGGTTGTAGACAAGTATCTTGTACAGGATAGATCATCAGGTGAAATATTTGAAACTCCTCAGTTCATGTATATGATGATCGCGGCAACACTCTTTGCACAGTATCCTAAAGAAGATAGGTTATATTATGTAAGGAGATACTACGATGCGACCTCATTATTTAAAATCAATATCCCAACGCCGGTCATGGCAGGCGTCAGGACCCCTGTCAGGCAGTTTGCAAGTTGTGTTCTTGTTGACAGCGACGACACTCTTGATAGCATCTTTGCCAGCGATATGTCTATTGGACGCTATACGGCGCAAAGGGCAGGCATCGGAATCAACGCAGGAAGAATCAGAGGCGTCAACTCACGCATCAGAGGTGGAGAAGTAGCACACACAGGTATTGTTCCGTTCCTAAAGAAGTTTGAAGCAACAGTACGTTGTTGTACACAGAATGGTGTACGTGGCGGCAGTGCAACTACACACTTCCCGTTTTGGCATCAAGAGATTGAAGACATTCTTGTGCTAAAGAACAACAAAGGTACAGAGGACAACAGAGTACGTAAGTTAGATTATTCAATTCAACTTAACAAAACTATGTATGAAAGGTTATTATCCGGCGGCGATATAACTCTTTTCTCGCCACATGATGTGCCAGGATTATACGAAGCATACTTTGGCGACCCAGAAGAATTTCAAAAGATGTATGAGATGTACGAACGTAAAACATCTGTTAAAAAGAAAAAACTACCAGCAATGGAATTGTTTAGTGCATTGATTAAAGAACGTGCAGAAACAGGACGCATTTATATTATGAATGTTGATCATGCTAACACACACAGTTCATTTAAGGACACAGTTTACATGAGTAACTTGTGCCAAGAGATTACATTACCAACTAAGCCATTACAACACATTGACGACCCAGAAGGTGAAATTGCATTGTGTATCCTTAGTGCTATTAACGTAGGTACAATTAAGTCATTAGACGACTTAGAAGAACTATGCGAATTAGCAGTAAGAGCTTTAGAAGAAATTATAGACTATCAACGCTATCCTATCAAGGCAGCTGAGATCAGCACAAAGGCAAGACGTAGCTTAGGAGTAGGATACATTGGCCTTGCACATTATCTTGCAAAGAACAAAGCAAACTTTGCAGACAAAAAAGCATGGCAATTAGTACACGATTTGACAGAGGCTTTCCAATACTACTTGTTGCAAGCAAGTAACAAATTAGCGCAGGAAAGAGGCCCTTGTGAGTACTATAACCGCACTAAATACAGTGACGGAATACTACCTATCGACACTTACAAAAAAGATGTTGATACTATAGTGGAGAACAAACTTAACTATGATTGGGATAGCTTACGTAAGAGCATTGGAGAACACGGGCTTCGACATTCAACGTTGTCCGCTCAGATGCCATCAGAAAGCAGTTCCGTTGTGTCGAACGCGACTAACGGAATCGAACCACCACGCGGATACTTGTCCGTTAAGAAGTCCAAGAAGGGGCCTCTTAAGCAGATTGTTCCGCAGTATTCTACGCTAAAGCAACACTACACCTTGCTTTGGGATATGCCAAACAATGAAGGGTATATTAATGTAGTCGCTGTTATGCAAAAGTTCTTTGATCAAGCCATTAGTGGTAATTGGTCATATAACCCTACACACTTTGAAAACAACGAAGTGCCAATGAGTGTTATGATACAAGACTTGCTTAACACATACAAGTATGGTTGGAAGACATCATACTATCAGAACACTTATGATTATAAAACTGATCCAAGTGAGATGATAGAAGAACCACAGCACTCAGTAGGCTGGCACGACAATCAACCAGAAGTGCAACCTACAACATTAGCTGTTCCTGAAGAGGACGAAGAGTGCGAAGCATGTGCAATTTAAGGTTGACAAGTAACACCAACATGTGTTACACTAAAGAACAGTAAGAGAGACAGAGAGAAATGGCAAAAACAGTATTCAATAAAGAAAAAGTTGACTTCACGAAACAGAATATGTTCTTTGGTGAAGATCAAAACACACAGCGTTATGATCTATTCAAGTTCCCAGTATTTGATAAACTTAATCAAACAATGCTTGGATATTTTTGGCGCCCTGAAGAAGTATCGTTACAGAAAGATAGAGCAGACTTTGCAAACTTCCGCCCAGAGCAGAAGCATATCTTTACTGCAAACCTAAAGTATCAAACACTATTAGATAGCGTACAAGGACGTGGTCCGTGTTTGGCATTCTTGCCACATGTATCATTGCCCGAGCTTGAAGGATGTATTGTTACTTGGGACTTCTTTGAAACAATTCACTCACGTTCATATACACACATTATGAAAAATGTATATGCAGATCCAGCAGAAGTTTTTGATACTATCTTAGACGATGAAAAAATTATTGCTCGTGCAATGAGTGTAACAAAACATTATGATGAATTTACAGAAGCCGCTGATGCGTTGATACATCGCAAAGAAGGCAACATGCGAGATGTCAAGAAGAAATTGTATCTTGCTATGCAAACTGTAAACATTTTAGAAGGCTTGCGTTTCTATGTAAGTTTTGCATGTACCTTTGGCTTTGGAGAACTAAAGTTAATGGAAGGCTCTGCTAAGATTATTAGTCTTATTGCAAGAGACGAAGCACAACACTTGGCGTTGTCAACTCACATACTAAAACTTTGGGCACAAGGCAAAGACGATCCAGAAATGGCACAGGTTGCTAAAGAGTGTGAAGAAGAAGTATATGACTTATGGCGCGAATGTGTAGCTGAAGAAAAGGACTGGGCAGAATATCTGTTCAAAGACGGTAGCATGATTGGACTTAACACAACATTGTTGAATCAATATGTTGAGTACATTGCTAACCGTAGACTTAAGGCGCTGGGCATGAATGCTATATTTGATGCACCAGTAAACACTAACCCACTACCTTGGACACAGCATTGGTTAAGTAGCTCAGGGCTACAAGTTGCACCACAAGAGACAGAAGTTGAGTCTTATATCATTGGTGGAATTAAACAAGATGTAGACAAGGATTCATTGAAAGGTTTTAGTTTATGATAACAATATACGGCAAGCCAGCTTGTCCAAGTTGTACAAAAGCAAAAGCACTTTGCGAATCAAGACAGTACAAGTATGAATACAAACAGCTTGATACTGACTTTACGAAAGAAGAACTATTTGAACAGTTTCCAGATGCAAGAACGTTCCCACAAATTATTGTAGGCGGACAGAAAGTTGGCGGATACGAACAAATGGTTGAATATATTGATAACACCGGATATAACGGAACAGGATTTAGTTTATGATAATAGAAACACCCTACAAAGATGGCGATACAGTAACTATTAAAACAACAGCAGGCGAAGAAGTAGTTGCACGTTTAGTTGGAGAAACTGACAAAGCAATTACAATTACAAAAGCAATGGCTATTGTGGCAACACAAAACGGCATTGGTCTTGGCCCATTTAGTTTTACTGCTGACCCTGATGCGAAGTTAGTTTTAAACAAGCGTGGAGTGTTGTACACATCTAAAACAGTAGGCGAGATGGCTACACAGTACATCAAGAGCACTACTGGACTTGATTTGCCAAACTAAATAGTTTTATGGCACACAAGTTCGTTGTAAAAAGGAATGGCGAGTTATTAACATACACACAGTATGCAGACATTCCTAAAGACTTCGATCATGTTATACAGTTT